AAAAGAATTTGTGGATAAATTTGAACATCAAAATTATTCAATGGATGTTTATTACCTTAATCAATCCGAATGTTTTAAATTGATAGAATTTAATCAATGGTTTAATTCGCATCCAGGTCTCTTGAAATACGAAGAAATTGAAAGTGGTTCTAATAAAATCGTATTCAAATTTCTTTTTTAAATAAATGTCTGTAGTGTTTAATGAAAATTGTATCAATGATTTTAATTTTGAGACCTTTCACCGAGCGACCCTTCGGGCGCCCAGCGAAGCTGGGAAGCTCGGCAAGGGGCGCGAAGCGTCCCAAGGTCGTAAAATTATTATTTTATGCTTATTTCTTTTGCAATGATAATTGTTTCAATAACAAGGTATTTTGCTCAAGAAGCGTTTCTCGTTCATTCTTCCACTCCTCTCGTTCATTTTTCCACTCCTCTCGTTCATTTTCCCATTTCATTTCTTTTTGTTTCCATTCTTTTTTTTGATCCATCATATCTTTTATCCTGTCATTCAATTCTGCTATCCTATCATCCTTCTCTTTCAATAATTGATCTCTTCTCAAGTCTGCATCCTCTTTCGATAGTGCTAACATGTCATTCACAATTCCGTATTTCGTATAAACATCTAAGTACTGCCCTTTAACACTTACCATATCGCTTCTACTCAAAATTACAATCTCCACATGTTTTTGAAATACAATCTTTTTATCATTGAAGTAATGAGATAACTGTGTCTCGGCTTTTGAAATCAAAGTTTCTTTGATTGGACTCCATTGACTCAATTTTAATTCACTACATTCAAATCCCCCGTATTCTTTGACATGTTCCATCAGACGCCGATGTAAACTGTTAGTCTTTCCGAATTTATAGATTATACCAGTTCTATGATCCTTCAGATCGACAGGATAATGCTTCCTCATTTTCGACACAGCTCCGATGTAAAAAAGATAGACGCACGGCACTTTAGTAACACATGTATCAAAGACTCGTTTGACCAAAGAAGCATTAACACCTGCGATCTCAAGCGCTTGTTCGACACGTTGTTCATCAGTTCCTAAATGAGCGGTGTAAATGATCTTGGTAGCCCATTTACGAAATTTGTAGGCGACGCCACATCGAGAATTAAAAATAACTTTGAGTAAACCATTGTAAGTGAGAAAAGTAGCCAAAACTCTTGGAGCGGCTGTTTTTTCTACTGGCCCATCGGGGTACATTGTACCCTTTTTTGCCCGATGGGCCAGTAGAAAAAAATCATAATCTTCTTTTTCAATATAGTTCGTATGTTCTTTTCGAATATTTTTTACAAGATTGATCATCCCAAACGCGTTTTCAACGTCTTGGGCTTTAAAAAATATTTTTTCTTCATCTCTAACACCTCTTACTTCAACTTCAAAAATATTGTTTTCATCATCTCTAAATTTCTCACGGTCTTTTAATTGTAGTAAAGCTGGAGCTTCTTTGTATTTTTTTACAAGAACTCGCGACATTGAAGGCTTGGACCCGAAGGGTCCCGCCCGTAGGGTTGGTGATGAAGTCTTAGCAGCATATTTTTCGACAAATTTTGTTACATTTGCTTTTACCCACTCTTCAGTGATTAATATTTTGGCTCTTGAGTAGTTTGAATTGCTTTCACTCCAACCATCTTTCGTTAGCGCCGAAGGCGCCGGGCACGCAAAGCGTGCCATTTTGGCGTAGAAGTAATGTTCTTGTGGTATTTGTTTCTTAATAATAGCATCGCGTTTGTGTTTCAAACAACCATAAAAATACGCTTGATCGTATTGAACAAGCGAGTCCAAATCGTACACATTTTTATCTTTGTATTTAAAATATTCAGGTTCCATTTTTATTTTTTGCTTTAGCTTCGCATTGTGTGTTTTGCAATAAAAAATCATTTTAATGTAACATCACTTTTTATTCTTCAACGTAATGCATCGTGAATCCTGTAAAATAAAATGGTTTTTTAAATGAACTTTTCAGCGTTTATTTCATTCATAACTTCAATTCGGATCCTTCTATATTTATACCATTTCCAGAGAACGAAACTCCTTGCTTTTTAAGATCATCTCTAATCCTAACAAATATCATCCTATTTGGATGACACTTTTATTTTATCACACGGAAGTAGTGTGTTAAAATTAAATTTGAGCTAGCGAAGTATTTAAACATCTTCCAATGGGAAACAGAATAATTGTCTTGTTAAATAAACAAATTTTTCTAATGTTTGATTTTCAAAATTTTGTGAAAAATCGTATAAACGATCATATATTGTCTTTGTAATAATCAAATTTATTTTTACATTATTATTTTCATTCTATTTTCATCAAATAAACCTTCAATATAATCAGATCTCAAATCAATTGGCGTATGTATAAATTACGTAATAACCATTGACGAAATACGTAAATTGGCGTGAGGTTAAAAAATTCTTTAGATGGAGCATATAAGTCATTTGTTTCTAAATTTGATAAATTGTTCGTTATCTGGTGGTTATCAATTATGTCCAAAATATCTTCAATTTTGAATGAGTGTATGAAAGTTGCTAACAATCCGTAAAATTGTGTTGTTTTTTTATCTTCAAGCCATTTATTCAAACATTCAGGTAATAATATTATAAATTTTTTAATAACCGTTTGAGGAATTATAGGATTTTGTAATTTGGATCAGGTGGAAATATTTTATCAGTTTCCTAAACCGTTGTTATCATCTTTAAATAAAATTTTAATTTATGAAATATTTGGAATACAAGCACATAAATTTTCAATACAAAAACATATTCCATGTGAACATTCTTGGCAGTTAGTAAGTACCCTATGTACCGGGCTGTAAAAGGTTAGACTTTTGGACAAAAAGTCTTCTTCTTGTTGACTGATGCAATTTGTAAAATTTTGATATGGTAAAGTAATTTTTGTTTGAGCCAGCTCCATAGGGTGTTCATCAAAAAAACCGGGCTGTGTACGCGGGGTCAATATATTACAATTTCTACACACATGTCCAGTTTCTAATGAACTAATGCTAATTGCAACACAACATTGAACTGTATCATTAATAACGGTAGCTCTTGAGAATAATGGGATTGCTTCGTTGTTTGTTACATAAAACCCAATTGAAAGAAGTAAAATTGTTGAATAAGAATAAGTCATTCTTTTTTTTTTGACAATAAATCTTTAAATCAAAATTTATATTGACGTAAAAATTGATTTTAAAAGTATAAAAATAATGAAAAAATAAAAAAAATGAAAATAATGAAATGGTTTTTTTGCATTACAATACTTATAAATATTGTTACTGCCAAATATTGTGACTCTAATAGAGATTGTGGAGATTCACAATACTATAATTGTAAAAGTAATACGTGTTGTAAATTAGCAGGTTTAAGTTGCGGCGCTTTTTATTCATGGGGTTGTTGTAATAACTGCAAAATACCCAAATATAGTGCAACTGGAACATGTACTTAAATAAATAAATCTACTTCTTTTAAATCCTCTCAAAAAGGATATAAAAATTTTTATTTGCTTTTTCAGAAATTATAGAAAATTTAACAAATTGAAAAAAATTTAATATTTCAATTTAACAATATATAATTCGTAATATAAATGGAAGTTGTTAAAATGCAAGTCGTTAAACGAAACGGACGTAAAGAAAACGTGATTCTTGATAAGATTACAAAACGTATCTCAACTTTATGCGATCTACATCATTTTTCTTCTGAAAAAGAAGCTTTAAAAGGGAATTCTTCTTTAGAGAGTCTTGAAGAAAATCGATTGAAAGTAGATCCAATTAAAGTATCAATTAAAGTGGTGGAAGGAATATATGATGGTGTGAAAACAGTTGATTTGGATATTTTGGCTGCTGAAATTGCTGCAACTATGGCAATAATTCATCCTGATTATGCAAAATTAGCAGCGCGGATTGCAGTATCCAATTTACACAAAGAAACTCAAAATTTGTTTTCAAAAACTATTGATCAGTTGTCAGGTCCAAAGGGCTTAATTGATGAAAAAGTGTGGTATATTGTTAAAAAAAACGAAGAACTTATAAATTCAATGATTATTGATTGTCGTGATTACAATTATGATTATTTTGGATTTAAAACTTTAGAAAAATCATATTTACTAAAAATTAATAACAAAATTGTTGAAAGACCACAATATATGTTTATGAGAGTTGCTATTGGTATTCATTCTCATGAAGAAAATGTAAATTTAAAAAATATAAAAGAAACATATGATTTATTAAGTCAAAAATATTATACTCATGCTACACCAACGTTATTTAACGCAGGCACTCGTAAACCTCAAATGTCATCTTGTTTTCTTCTGCAAATGAATGATGATAGTATTAAAGGTATTTATAAAACTCTTACCGATTGCGCCATGATTTCTCAATATGCTGGTGGAATTGGTCTATCAATACACAATATTCGTGCGACTGGTTCGTATATTGCCGGAACCAATGGTGTTTCAAATGGCATCGTTCCAATGTTAAGAGTATTCAATGATACTGCTAGATATGTGGATCAAGGAGGTGGTAAACGCAAAGGATCTTGTGCTATTTATTTAGAACCGTGGCATGCAGATATTATGGAATTTCTTGATTTGAAAAAAAATTCTGGCGCCGAAGAACAACGCGCACGAGATTTGTTTTATGCTTTATGGATTCCTGATTTATTTATGGAACGAGTCTTAAAAAACGAAACTTGGTCTTTAATGTGTCCAAACGAATGTAAAGGCCTACATGACAATTACGGTGATCGATTTGAAAAACTATACACAAAATACGAAAGCGAAGGTAAAGTCAAAAAAACAATATCTGCTCAATATTTGTGGGAAAAAATTATTATTTCACAAATTGAAACAGGAACCCCATACATCTTGTTTAAAGACAGCATAAACAGAAAAAGTAATCAAAAAAACATTGGTGTTATTAAATCATCAAATTTGTGCACCGAGATAGTTGAATACACGGATGAAAATGAAATAGCAGTTTGTAATCTTGCATCAATCTGTTTACCTATGTTTGTAGCCGGGCGGGATCAGAAAATATTTGATCATGAACAATTTTATTCAATCATTAAAATTGTGACTCGGAATTTAAATAAAATTATTGACAAAAATTATTATCCACTACCTGAAACCAAAACATCAAATTTACGACACAGACCCATAGGAATAGGCGTTCAAGGTCTTGCAGACGTTTTTGCTATGCTCAGACTACCTTTCACTTCAGATGCTGCCAAACAACTTAACAAAGATATTTTTGAAACTCTTTATTATGCAGCTCTTGAAGCTTCATTGGAATTATCAATTGAAAACGGCCCTTATTCTTCTTTCAAAGGATCTCCTTTATCACAAGGCTTATTTCAATTCGATCTTCAAGATGGTGATGACACCGACCCGCCCGGAGGGTCGCGCGGTGTCCGGAGCGGAAGATGGAATTGGGATGATCTGAGAACAAAAATACTAAAACACGGTGTTAGAAATTCCCTTCTTATTGCTCTGATGCCTACTGCTTCAACAGCTCAAATAATGGGAAACAATGACGCGTTTGAACCATTTACGTCAAATTTGTACACACGGAGAGTATTGTCTGGAGAATTTATAGTAGTTAATAAATTTTTATTCGATGATCTAAACAAACTCAATTTATGGAATGAAGTCACAAAAGAAATTTTAATAAGAGATAATGGATCCGTCGCGAATTTGAATATTCCTAAAGATTTGAAAGAATTGTATAAAACAGTTTGGGAAATGAAAATGAAAGATATCATAGACATGGCAGTAGATCGTGGCGAATATGTAGATCAAAGTCAATCAATGAATTTATTTGTTGAAATACCATCAATTAACAAAATATCAAGTATGCACATGTATTCGTATAAAAGGGGTCTAAAGACTGGTATGTACTATTTGCGTACAAAAAGTGCAACTAACGCTACAAAAGTTACTATTAATCCTAAAACTTGCACAGATGATATTTGTATGGCGTGTACCTAAAATTAAAAAAATATAAAATTAAAATTAAAAAAAATATATTTTTGAAAAATATAAAATTAAAATTAAAAAAAATATATTTTTGAAAAATATAAAATTAAAATTAAAAAAAATATATTTTTGAAAAATATAAAAAATATATTCTCAAAAATATAAAAATTTTATGACCTTTCAGGTGATAAAATGTATTACTTCTTCAATGATTATTTTGCTCAATAAGTGCTTCTTCTTTTTATTTTGTCAACGTT